ATAAGAGAGTATGTTAAACTTCAACGCGCCATTGCACATTCAGAGAGAGAGGCTAATGACTTGCAAAAAATGTAAGTTCTACCAACCTACATTCGGCACATGCGGCACACCTTTAATCGGTGGAACCGTCATGCCAGAAGAAAACGAGGTCACTTACTACAAAGAAAAGATAAAGCTGTGCGGTTGCTTCATGGATGTAAAGACAAAGTTCCGTTTCAGTTCATGCCCGGCTCATAAATGGTTTGCCATTGACATGAAGCCCGAGGAAATAGCAGCACTGGATGAATTTATTAAACGAGTAAGCAAGGCCAATAAGATAGAGCAGGACGATTTACAGATGCTGTACTATTGGTTCAGCAAGATAACAAAGAAAAATGAAAAGCCTAGCGGGTGCGCATCGTGCATACGTGATTTAATTAAAGAATTTAGAAGGCAATTAGGAAAAGTATAACTAAACAAATAATAACATGCCATTACCAACACCAACATCAGACGAATCAAAGAGCGCATTTATCGCACGCTGCATGAGTGATGCAAAAGTGCAAGGTGAGTTTCCCGATTCACAGCAGCGCATAGCCGTGTGCATTGCGCAGTATGAACAGAAATAATTGTAACTAACAATTCTAAACAATATGCCATTTGAAAAAGGAATATCCGGTAACCCTAATGGTAGGCCACAAGGAGCGTTAAGTGAAAAGACGAAGATGTGGAATGAATTAGGCGAATGGTTCACCCAGCAGGGTGCAGCCAAGTGCATGCGCATCATGAATGATATGGAGGATGAGGAATACATCAAACATTACACTGCGCTACTCGAATACTTCAAACCAAAACAAGCCCGCATAACGCATAGCGGCGATGAAAAGGCACCGGTGATTATTCAGGTGCACTCAGACTTGTAACAAAAAGGAATCAAAAACTACAATACAACGGAGCATGAAACTTAAGTTAAACATAGCAGCCAACGCCAAAGGGGTAACACTCGGCAAGTACATCGACTATCAGAATGCAGTCGATAAGGTTGAGCAGGTGCGCATTATCACAGGCAAGAACAACGAGAGCATTCGCCTGCTGCAATCAACTGTCATTGATGAAATCATCATGCGCTTTGAAGCTGCAATTAAGTTAGGCAGCAGCGACTTTGAACGCAAGGTGCGCGTAGGTGCAATTGAGTTAGGGTTTATACCTAACCTTAACGAGCTTACGTTCGGTGAATACATCGACCTTGATACGCAATGCGGCAACATCTACAAAGACGGTGTGATAAACGGCGAAGCAGCGCACAAGATGATGTGCATACTATACCGCCCTGTGAAGGCTAAGTTTGGCAAATACTACGATATTGAAGATTACAACCCTAACGCCAAACGTAAGTATGAGAGCGAAGTATTGCAGCTAACACTTGACCATGTACTGAATGTGCTGCTTTTTTTTTCGAGTTTAGAAATAGAACTATACAACAGTTCCCTAGAATATTTGGCCAAGGAGATAACGGAGATAGTGAAGGAGATGCAGGAACAACCCCAGACGGCTTAGCCGTGTACGGATGGTTTCACATCATTGAATCACTAGCCGAACGTGATATAACAAAGTTTGATGCAGTCACGGAAAGAGGGGTATATGAAGTGTTCACACACTTGACATACTTAGCAGACTACGTGTACGTGCAAAAAGTAGAAATGAGAAAACGCAATAGATAATGAGTAGCAGTTACAATTATAGTTACAACGTGTTAATCAATAGGCTCGAGGCATTTGCCGCAGGTCACTTCTTGATTAAACGATTTACTCACGGGCAAATTGATATGAGTGATCAGTTAAATGATGACCAATATCCATTCATGCACGTAACGCCTGATACGATTGAACCTGTGAAGGGTGCAATGCAGTTTGGTTTCCATATCATGTTTGCCGATATACCGCGTGACAAAGAAACAAAGGCGGAATATCAGCGTGAAGTCATCAGCGATTGCATCAGATTGGGGCAAGACCTTGTAGCTGAAATACAAAACGGCCTTGAACTATTTGGCTTCAACGTGCAACTCGTTAACAACGTGGTGTTCGAGCCATTCATGGAGGAACAAAAGAACACGGTTACGGGTGTTGCGTTTACTATCAAGCTTGAAGTTCCATGGGACTGGAGTGCATGTGACATCCCGGCTATATGGTCCGTTGGTGGAGCAGGTGGCAGCGGTGGTCAAGGAACGGGCTATGGCATAACGCTTCAAACGAATGGCGTTGACAACGTAGTGCAAACACTTTTGAACTTAGTCGAAGGCACTAACATAACCATCACGGATAACGGCAATGGATCTGTAACAATTGATTCAGCAGGTGGCGGGGTAACGGATTATGTGAGTACTGAGTTCAATGTTAATCACACCACAGCAACGGGCAACCCTTATGTGATTGGTGATCGCGTATGGTATAACGGCAACGTGTATCAATGCATAGCAAACAATGACGCGCTGCTGCCAACTAACACAACTTATTGGACACTTGTAAGCGCTGGTTTTAGGTTGCGCCAAAGTCCTGTAGATTGGAATGCAAGCACGGGTGATTTCCAAATACTAAACAAGCCAACGATACCAGCGGCACAGGTCAACTCGGATTGGAATGCTGTGAGTGGTGTTGCTGAAATTTTAAACAAACCCACTATACCCGCAGCGCAAGTAAATAGTGATTGGAACGCGGTTAGTGGTGTGGCGGAAATCTTAAACAAGCCTACTATACCATCGCCGCAGGGTTTGCAAGATGTAATTATTCAAGATGCTGTATTAACTCAAAACAATACTATTAACGCCAATAACACGTTTTTAGTACTAAACAATCTCACTTCGCATTTTATAAATTTAAATGGCAAGTATGCTGTAACGGCAGAAGAAACAGACGATAAGACCGAAATAACTGCAGATTCAACTAATATAGAATTACGCTATGAGGATAAATTAAATGCACACCAAGCTATCATAAGCGTGAGCGGAGATAGTAGCGTAGAAAACAGCGTAGCGGGTTTATATGCAATTAATCAATTCGGTTCGGTAGGCATTTCCGTTGGTGTCGATTCATCAGTTTTTCCTGCGATAGAAAATGAAGTCATTATAAAAACACCCGCCGTAGATGCAGGCACCGCAACAAGTGGGCAAGTATTAACGCTAACAGATGCGGCAACAGGTCAAGTAGAATACACAACGGTTAGCGGCGGCGGCAGTGGCACGGTCACATCGGTTGCCACAGCAGGTTTGATTAGTGGTGGGCCAATCACAACGAGTGGCACAATTACAACAGCCATGAGTACGGGCAAACTTGTTGGACGTTATACTGCAGGTAGTGGCATCATGGAAGAAATCACTGTAGGAAGTGGTTTGACTTTGACAGGTGCAGGCGTGTTGAACAACACAGCCACACCAACGCCAACAGGTTACTATGGTGCATTTCAAGACGACACGACACAAACAGCGGTTAGTGCAAATACTGCCTATCCAGTAAAATTCAATACTACTGATTTATCCAATGGTGTAACCGTTGTAAATGATGGGAGTGGAAATCCGACAAGAGTAACTTTAGCAAATACGGGAATCTATAACTTCCAATTCTCTTTGCAACTTGAAAAAACTGGGGGTGGTGGGAACTTTATAGTTGACATATGGTTGCGAAAAAATGGTGTTGACATACCAGACACAGCAGGAAAGGTAGTGCTTACAGGCAGCGCAAATGCTTCACCTATAGTTGCGGCATGGAACTATTTGCTTGACTTAGCTGGAGGGGATTATGTGGAATTGATGTGGTCAACAACCAACAACAATGCAATCATATTCGCCCAAGGACCAGTAGCTCCACATCCGGGTGTTCCATCATCCATATTGACCGTAACACAGCAGGCGGGTATCTTAGCAGGTACAGGCATCACAGCCATCAATTCACTTACAGGTGCTGTTCAAACATTAACTACAGGCACAGCAGGAACTGACTTTGCAATAAGTAGCGCAGGCAGCACACACACGTTCAACTTGCCTACTGCCAGTGCTGCAAATCGTGGTGCATTGAGTAGCGCGGATTGGTCTACATTCAATGGCAAGCAGAATAGCATAGGACTTACAACGGTGGGTAACAACCTTGCCACGCTAACGAATCCAAATGCACTTACGTATTTGCGCGTTAATGCGGATAACACAGTTACAGCTCGCACGCCCGCACAGGTGCTTACAGATTTAGGTGTAGCGTCATCAATAATTTTAGGCCGCGATTTTGGAATTTATTCGTTAACGGGAACCACTACCAATACAATAGTATGGAGCCAAGCAATAACCGCTAACACTTTACAAGCAAATGATTTCATTGAATGGTTCGCCCACTTTAATACAAATATCCCTAACACGATAGGCGTTGGTTATCGACTTTACATTAATACGTCTGCATCCTTAACAGGTGCTACAATACTAGCTACGTTTACAAACACTTCGGGAACGGGTAACACGGGCATGGGGCGTAACATTTTCGTTACGGCTTCGGGCGTAAGTGGAAATTTGCGCGTAGCACCAGCAACCGTTTCAGCTACTATATCTTATGGCGGTTTTGCTACACCCGCCACAAATGCGCCTATTGATACTACTGTGACACAGTATTTCATAATAGCAATTACAAACGGAAATACAACTTCAACGTCTAGTCTACAATCAACTTTAATCCGATTAACTCGATGAGAAACATACAACCTCTTGACATTTGGAGCGATGGCGATACTAAAACAGCTACATCAATCCTACTTTACATTAGCTACGATGACCTTGCTACGCAAGCAGCATTGGTTTATAAGCTATTTGATGCCATAGGCAACATCATATACGAGGGTCAACTACTTTTTACAGGACAAGAGTATACTGATTGGGGCAATAGTGGAGATTCTAATGCTGAAGCTTACACGCTTGCAGCGGCACACTTAAACATCACGCTTGCATAGTGGCGGATGCGTTTGAGGACATATTAAACGAGTACGCAGTTGCTGTTATAGAGCGTGCGCAATCCAACCTGCGTATTAAACGTAGGGTGCGCGGCAAGACCGTTAACCGCGTTGCATCGGGCAGGTTGCTCAATTCATTATACTACAATCTCAAAATCCGTTATAATAAGCCTACGATTGACTTCACCGTGTCTAATAATGAGGCGGGAAAGTATGCGGACGTGATTGAATTTGGTAGAACACCCGGTGCGAAGATGCCACCTGTTAAACCTATTGAGGATTGGATACGAATTAAACGTCTGAAGCTACGCAACAGGCAGGGCGAGTTTATCAAATCAACAGAGAGCAATATCAAGAGTGCTGCATTTGCCATTGCAAAGAGCATAGGCAAGAATGGTATTGAAGGAATCAACTATTACAGCGAAGCAATAGACGATACATGGGACGAGTACAAGGATAAGCTAATGGAGAGTTACATTAAGTCAGTTGAACAAAGATTACTACTAAATAAAAGATAATGGCAATAACGATAAATGACCAGCCATATAATTGGGCGGTACGTGGGCAAAAGCTAATGATCATTGCGACAAGTACGGAAACAGCACAGACTGGATTCCGTTATGGTGTTGAGGTTGTAATCGATGCAAAGACGTACAACTTTTATCTACCTGCTGCTATCGATGGTAATTTATACTTTGACCTGTCGCCATTGCTTGAGGATATGCGCAACTATGAACCGCTCAATTTTCACTTTAGCACAGATGACACGGTTGACGACTTAAGCAAAAAGACAATCGACTTTACGCTTACTGAATGGTGGTTGGTTAGCGGTATTCTTACACTCAATGAAGGTAGTGAAATAGAGGGTGAGCAAATGATAGCTATCAATGGATGCTTTCAAGTAATAGACGGCTACAAGCCAAACGTAGAAACAGGCTCGCAAAAGGTTAAGTATTCACTTAGTTCAAACGTTTCCTATGCCATGACCGATAGAACAACGGACACACATGGTTGGTATCTTGCCTTGACGTGGGGCTTTCCTGCAACGCCAAGTAGCTTACACGTGTGGATACCAGTATGGGAAAGTGACTACGGCGTGTTATCCATTCCCGGCAATGATACTTATCTTTCAAACAACATCATTGACAATTTTACTATTCAGATATATTCAAGCACAGGCACAGCTACAAGTCAAACCATTTCATTGAATGGCTACGATATTGAGGCCCTGCCCGTTTATCCTGCTAACCTTAACGACTGGACAGGCTTGACCGTGAAGCCTTCATCATTTCCTGATTGGCGGTTCTATCGTGTTCGTGTTTATAACAGCACATCACAGCGGTCTATTGTCTACAACTTTTACAACGCGGGTAAGTATGGGTTAACCGATTGCCACAATGACCGCATACGCCTCGGGTGGGTAAATAGTCGTGGCGGTTGGGATTACTTCAACTTCACAAAGCGTAGTGAAATCACCGACGAAATAGAACGCAAGAACTACCGCAAAGTGTTGTTCAATGGTACAACATCAGTATTTAGTGCAAATTATAGAGGGCTTGTTGAAAGGCGCAACATGGCACAGCAGGTGCTTACCGTCACAAGTGATTACATCAGTGAAGGTGAGTTTAAGTTCTTGCGATCACTATTGGTGAGCAATCAAGTGACATGGCTAACAACGGATGCGGGCAAGGTAGTAGAAGTACCCGTGAAGCTTGATGACACTACGTATGTAGAAAAGAAAACACGTGATGGCAAGTTGTACAACGTAACTTTGAAGGTAAGAATCGCAAACGAATACTGGACATAACATGAACGGAGAAGTACAGTTAATAATAACGACAGGCGGTGTTGCCACTTATAAAACGGGAGCAATTCCAAACGGTAGTTCTAATTTTATTCAAAATGATGGAAGTGTACCGCCGTTTTTAACTCCTGATATTTTAAACGCTTTTATTACTCAAGTTACAAACGGAGGTGATTCTACTATAAAGGCTTACGATAATTCGGACGTTTTACTCGCAACATATCATCTCGACCCTATTCCCTCAACCGTTTTCGGTGTTAGTGGTGAGTTTAGTTTTGCTTTAGTTGAGATTGTTCTGCCTGATCCAAATCTTGTATACATTACATTTCAATTAGACACAGTTCAACAGCTTTATCTTGATCTATTCGAGAACGAAAGCATCTCGCAAAATTGGAAGTTTCAAGACCTTAATAACTTTACAGCACAGGGTGCATTCACACGCGAGTTTCGTGTGCCATTTAGCCAAACTAATCAAAATGCATTAGGTGCGCTGTTTGACGTTAACGTAGAAGCAGGAACAGAAAACTATTTTCACTACAAGCTACCTGCTGAAATACGCGTAGACACGTTACCCATTGCTACGGGTTACATTCGTGTGCGCAAGGTATACAAGCAGATGAACCGTATCAACGAGGTTGAGCTTGCGTTCTATGCAGAAACGCCTGACCTTGTACGCAACATCGGTGAAAAGAAGTTAAGTGAGATTGCTGACTTGCCTTCATTAAATGAAGAAGTGAGTTACGCCAATGTCACAGCACCAAACACTGAAAGGTATTGGACAATTTTAGATCGTGGTCAATTATGGAGTGAGGTGGGTGAAGCTAACACGCGTTCACTGCAAGACCCTAACACTCCCGTATATCCTGCTGACCTTACACCCGCTGTAAATTGGTGGTATTTGTTCAACCAAATAATCACAGATGCTGGATTTGATTTAGTTGCAGGCACATTGCAGAATATCTTAGAAACATACTACATGCCATGGTGCAATAGTCGATTCTTGCAAGGCAGTGACACAACAGGTGAGTTTGGATTCAGGGCCGAGGTAGGTACAAATTTTCCTACCAACGGATACATTCCTTTTGATGTAGAAATCTATGATAACCAATCTGATTTTAATCCTGCAACATTTACCTATACTGCACCTGCCAGTGGTATCTACACATTTAATCTCAATTTGTTTATTGATAAGAACGCAGGCAGTGCGCGTGTTTTTATTCAAGCTATCATTAATACCACCAATGTTGAGAATGTCATTGATGTAAACTTCTTTGAGCCTACGACATGGAATTTTACTCACTCATTAACATTAAATGCGGGTGATTCTGTGCGATGGTTTACGTTTAAACAAGGTACATCAAATACGCGCATCAATGCAGGCAGCACCATCCAGTTGCAAACCGCTAACTTGTTCTATTCGCAAGAGATTTTCTACCCACTAAACGCACCCGACATGAAGCAAATAGACTTTGTGACGGATGTAATCAAAATGCACAACTGTGCTATCGTACCGGATAGGGCAATACCGAACAAAGTTTATATTGTTCCACAAAATAGCTATTTGGGTAGTGGTGCTGTGCTTGACTGGACAAGTAAACTCGACACAACGAAAGACATCGTTATAGGCAGCACAACCGATTTGCAAAAAGGTAAGTTTCAATTTACTTACACGGCGGGTGAAGACATTATTTCCAAAGTATATCGCAATGTTGATCGTATCTATGGTGATTATGAAGCCATAGGCTATACCATCAACCCTAACACTTCGCCAAGTGATTTTGCAATAGGTGAGCAAAAGGTTACACTTGTGACACGCTCAACCCCTGCGGGCGTAGTGAATGGTAGCAACTACATCATGCCGATGTTTTTGAATGATTCTTTGCAGTTTGTTGCACCGGGGCCGCGCTGTTTGTTCTTAGCAGGTTCGTGGTTATGTCAATTATATGATGAGGGTAGCAGCACGGCTGTGCTGAATGAAGTGTTTACTTTGAATAATTACAGCATCATTTACGCGGAGATAGATGATGAAGATTTGAACTGGGCACCTGAAGTGCCACCACACACAATCGTTAGCAATCCATACAACAACCTGTTTAATAAGTATTGGCGCACTTATATGAATGCGCTGTACTCACCCGAGGCTCGAATGATGGATGCACATTTTGCATTGACCTTATCTGATATCCTAACCTTTTCATTTGCTGACAAGATTTGGATACAGGATAGCTATTGGCGCATAGTCGAGATTACGGATTATAAGGTGGGCATGTATGAGAGCACTAAGGTTAAGTTGCTGAAGTTCCTAGAAGATGTTGAAGATTGCAGCGGCACACCTACGTCTATAAGTTTAAACGGGCAAGTGAACTTTGAAGATGCAGGCGGAGACCCTGTTGCACCTAGTCAAGATTGTTGTGTGCGCTATGGCTATACGTGGGATGAAAATTTAGGTGTGTGCTGGGCGAATGTTCCAACAGGCAGCAAACCAAACTCACCAACAACGGGCAGCACAACCAACCCAGCACCACGCAGAACGGCAGTGCAAACGCGCAATTCTCAAATCACAAATAGTGTAATCAATGGTGAAGATGTGACCATAGAAAATGGTAACAAAGACATGCTTGCGGTTGGTGAGCGGTTAAAATTAGAAGGTGTTCAGAGTAGCACCGCTTTGCTAGGACGTAATGCCTACTCCAACATTATGGGCATGCACTACGGTGGTGGTGAACGTGTATCTGCTAAAGATGGCAATCAACAGACAGGCGTTATTGTTCTTGCCAACGCTTTCAACTTTACAGCAACAGGTCAAAATTTGGAATTGTTTACGGGCAACGATGTTCTAACCCGCATCAATCTACCCGATGACACATCAATGACTATCATGTACGTATTACAAGCATCTAACATGGCAGGCAATACGTACTACGAAACGGGATCAGTATTTATTGAAAAGATTGCAGGCGTGACCGTTGCAACTTCACCAATTCAAATCACAACAGACAACTCGGGCACAACTACTTTTGTCCTAAGCATCGACATAAGCACTGACCCTGATGAACATCGTTTTATTGTGACAAGTGCCGGCACAGGATTTCCAGTAGCAAGTCAAGTTGTGCTAACCCTTTACTATACGCAAACAAGATAAACACAATACAATGGACAACATCAAAAACACATTGCGCTATTTGCAGCTCGGAATCAAGACCATGCCCCAACACGTGTACTCATTGCGCCCTTGGCAACGTACCTTATGGTTTGTTACGCTGTATGTATGGCGCACATTCTTGTTTTTCGGACTAATCTATTTACTATCTAAACTAATATACTAATGGCAGAGCCTATCGTTCGGAGTTTCGTAATTGACACAAGCGAAAGTGAACAAAACTTAAAAGAGTTAGATGTTCAACTTGATGCAACCAGTGCCAAAATCAATAGTGCATCACAATCATTCAACGTAAACACGAATGAGAGTGAGCAAAACCTTCAAGACCTCAACGAGCAGGTTAATGATTTAGGTAATAATCTTAAGGATTTACCTAACGATGTAACCTTTCCAAGTGAGCCGTTTGATAAGGCTAATAATTCCTTGGATGGTATTGGTGATAAAGCGGAAAAGGCTAAGGAAAAATTAGACGATTCTGCTAAATCCGCAAAGAAGTTAGGAGAAAATGCCAAGGGTGCTGAATCAGGATTTAAGAAAGTAGGTGCTACTCTTAATGGACTTGCTAAGGCAACGGGTGTAGTAGCCTTATTGACGGCTGCATTTAATACTGTTAAGAGTGTTATTCAATCAACACAGCCAATTGCCGATGCTTTTAGTGCCGCTTTCGGTACGTTTACGGATATTATTCGAGATGCATTTACGTACATCATGGATAACGCAGGTACGGTAGTTAATTATTTCGAAGCAATCTTCAATGACCCGGTACAAGCTTTAAAAGATTTTGGTGATGCTATCGTTGAGAACCTGATTGAACGATTTAACTCGTTTCTTGATACGCTTGGATTTATTGCAGAAGGTATTAAGAACCTTTTTACTGGTGAGTTTGATGCTGCACTTGAATCATTTAAGAACGCAGGTAAAGAATCGATTGATGTATTGACTGGTGTTAATGATACGGTAGATCGTGTAACTGATGCCGTGGTTGAAGGTGCAACTGCTTTTGCTAATTATGTTACCGAAACTTATAAGGCTAACGAAGCATTAGTGCAACTTCAAAACAATGCAAAGCTTGCTGCTGCCGAACAAGCACGATTAGCGGAACAATACGATAGGCAAGCGGAGTTGTTAAGGCAGACGCGAGATGATGAAAGCAAAAGCATTCAAGACCGTATTGATGCTAATACCAAGTTAGGCGAAGTATTAGAAAAACAAGAAAAGGCTGAGTTGGCAGCAGCGCAGGCACAGGTTGCAGCAGCACAAGCTACGTTTAACCACAATCAAACCATAGACAATCAGGTTGCATTGACACAAGCTTTAGCAGGTGTTGATGGTGTACGTGCTAAAATTGCAGGTTTAAAGTCTGAACAACTTGTAAACGAAATTGCGCTTAATAAGGAACTCAATGAATTAACTAAGGCACAAGTACAAAGCAATGCAGAACTTGCAATAGCCGAACAAAAGTTTGTTGCCGATAGTATTAAAAACGATTTAGAAAGGCTCAATGCGCAGCGTGCGGTTCTTGAGCAAGAAAAGATTATTGCTTTAGATGCACTACAAGCGGAGATTGAAAAATATAATCAAGGCACACAGGCAAGATTGGATGCTGAAATAGCATTTGCGCAAAAGAAACAGGAGATAGACCAAAACTTAGCAACTAATACCATTGCCATTCAGGATGCAACCTTCGCAAGACAAACTGAATTGCAACGCCTGCAATTTGAAAACATAGGTGGTGATGCGCAGGCAAGAATAAACGCACTCAATAACGAATACGCAGAAAAGGAAAGGTTGTATGCGAACGATGCAGCAATGCTTGAGGAAATAGAAAAAGAAAAGCAGCGTAAGGTACTTGCTATAGAACAAGAAACCAAAGATTCAAAGTTGGCATTGGCTTCTGAAACACTGGGTGCAATTGGTAACTTGGCTGCTCTATTTGCCAAAGGAGATGAGAAGCGTGCAAAGCGTGCATTCCAAATTCAAAAGGCTGTGAGCATAGCACAGGCCACGGTTGATACTTACAAGGGTGCTAACGCAATCTTCGCAAGCGCGGCAGCTAACCCTGCAACCGTCTTATTTCCTGCTCAACCATTCATTGCAGCGGCTGCGGCTATTGCAGGTGGTATTGCAAACGTAGCCACTATTGCACAGCAACAATTTCAAGGTGGTGGAACACCCGGTGGAACTAATAGTGAAAATCCGCCAAGCTTGCCGGGTGATGGTGGCGGCGGTGGCGCACAGCCCGCGCAGTTCAATCCACTTGCTGCATCATTCCTACAAGATAGACCCGAGCAAATCACACCACGTGCGTATGTACTTGCGGGTGATGTATCCAGTGCGCAAGAAGTACGTGAGAATGTTGCAGATCTTGCACGCATCGGATAAAAAGAAAGCCGCCCACGTTTGGACGGCTACCATAACCTGAAAAACGATTGAATGTATAGAAACCTCACAAATATAAATAACTTTGAATCATGGAAAAAAGAAAAGTAGTTAAGTGTGTTATTGATGAAGAAGGCCGTTTGGGTATTACCGCAATGGGCTTAGTAGATAGCCCTGCAATCGAGGAAAACTGGATAGCATTAAGCAAGATGCAGCTTGCTAAAGTGGATGAAGAACGCAGAATGCTATACGGCCCCGCGCTCATACCGGATAAGGAAATACTTCGTTATGACGAAAAGGGTGAACCCTACTATGTGTACTTTGAAAAGGCAACAGTAAGTGCGATTGCTCATCAGTTTTTCAAAAAGAATCTGCAACACACAACCAACTTGCAGCATGAGATACCAGTTACGGGTGTGACCGTTGTGGAATCATGGATAAAGGAAGGCAAGAATGACAAGAGCATTGAACTTGGATTGCCTGAACTACCCGATGGGACATGGTTTATTGGCACTAAGGTCGATGAAGAACATGTATGGAATGATGTGAAGGAAGGCAAGGTGCGCGGGTACAGCATAGAAGGGTTTTTTAATGAAGTAGGCGTGTCAATGAGTGGCGTTAAAAATTATGAAGCGGAATTGGTGCTGGAGTTAGATCAACTATTGAGCAGTGTAAATCCCAACAAATGAAAATAAATGCTGTCAAATTTAAAGACAAGAAGTCTTTTGACAAAAACAAAACAAAGCCGAATGTTCGTGCTGTACATGAGCCGTTTGGTATCATTGTGTTCGAAGATGTTAACCCGGTTGCTCCTGATTTTACCAAAGTATCGCAGGCATACGAGGTAGATGGTTCACTAGATAACATCCCTTCGGGCATGGCTATTCTTGTTGCTCCCGATTTTGATGCAGCACAGGCGTACTTGCAAGGCATCAAAGTAGTGATCACTGAAACCTTTCCACTAACCAACACCATGTTCGTGGAGATTCCTGCGTTTTCATCATTCGATGAGTTCTACGCTGCACTCATTAATACCAAACTATTCACAAGCATAGAGCCCGATCATATACAACCGTTTCAAGTAGATGGCGATGGCTTCACTTATGCTCAACAATGGCACCTGCCTAACCTACGTTCACAAGAAGCATGGAGTTTAATTGATGGTGCCGCCTATGGTGAAGTGGCTGTATTAGATATTGCATGCGAGACTAATCATGAAGACTTGCAGGGGCGTATAAGTAGCACGTCATGGAACTGCGTGACCGATGCACCCGATGTAAACCCAGTGAGCGAGAATGAAAAGCATGGTACACCATGCAGCGGGTTGATATGCGCAACATCGGACAATGGTATAGGTGTATCGTCATTAGGCAACAATAAAGTGAATGTGCAATTTTTGCACATAGGATACGGGAGCAGCTCCAGCGGAAGCTTTCAAACATCGGACACCATCGTAACGCGTGCAATCAACAAGGCAATAGCTAACCCTAACTGCCTTGCTATCTCAATGTCATGGGGTGGTGGTAGCGCAACATCATATCCGTTGTTTCAAAACGCCCTCACATCTGCAAAGACAATCGGGCGCGGCGGCAAGGGTATAGCAATCTTTGCAAGTAGCGGAAACCAATCGAGCCCAAACTTCACACAATCGCCCGCGATCTATCCGATGGTTCACGCGGTTGGTGCTTCTACACAATCAAACGTGCGTGCATCCTTTAGCAATTTCGGGCCGAAGACATTTGCAGCTACTCCTGGTGTATCATGCCCCACAACAGACCGCATGGGCACATCGGGTTATAATGCATCGAGCAACTATACTAACTTTAGCGGAACATCATGTTCATGCCCTGTAATGGCAGCTATTGCAGCAAATGTGATTCTTGCCAATCCTGCATTGACAGAGCCACAGGTCATTGATGTGATTAAGCAATCATGCAGAAAAACAGGCGGCTATGTATACGATGCCAATGGCAAAAGCTTGGAACTAGGATTTGGTGTGCCGGATATGTTCGCCGCTGTGAGCATTGCTAAATCTTTAGATGGTGGTGACCCTGTGCCCGTGCCAACACCTGAATATAATTTATTTGGCACCATCATAACACCTGCTAATGCTGTGCAAGGTACAAGTGTGAATGTTGTGTATAGCGTGAATCTTGACAAGGCATACAGCAAAGACGTTACTACCAATGTGCAAATAGTATTCACAAGACCCGATAGCACTAAGCTCGTGTTCTATACGGGTGATGTAACCATACCTGCGGGCCAAACAACGGTTACTAAAACAACGCCGTTTGGTTTGCCTAATAATCAACTTGGCTCATCATTGTTTACGCTTGTGATAGATCCAAATATGCAGCTGATTGAAACCAATGAGAATGATAACAGCATAAGCACTGGCACGAACATCACACCACTTTCACCGCCTTCAACTGGTTTAGATGCAGGTGTAACTATTGATAGCTATGAGTGGCTTGATGCTAACCGCGTGCGTATACGTTACACGTTTTTTAATCGTGGCACGGTGGTAATCACTAGCATGAAAGTACAACATGGTTTGGTTGGTGGTTTTACTGGCACATGGAATCGCACAGATAGAATAGAAGTAGGTAGAAGCATAACGATGGCAAGCGTTTACAACGTGACCATGCCCGTTATTGCTTTACCAACTGACTATGTGCTTACCATCACGGCTGTAAATGGTGTGCCCGATAACAACAGCGCCAATAATACAGCACGTATGCAGATTAAAAAATAGTGCTATATTCGTTGCGTTAATGCGTCAATGCGTTTTAGGTTAGAGTCAAAAAGAAAGGCCCAAACGAGGGCCTTCTTTTTTAAACCAAAATACAAAATCTATCATAGGATACAGGCGCGAATATACTCCGCCACATTCATCTTTGATGCCTTCGCATTTTTTTTTACTACCTTCATTTGCTTGTCGGTTAATCTAACCGATGCTTTGTGCACATACGTTTCTGTGGTTGTTTTCATATTCTATGTAATTATTTGCAGTTGCTAAGATAGGCATTCGGTTGGATGTAACAAAACTATGTTTTTGCTACTATACCCAAATATCCAACAATGTCGAATATCAAAGAACAAATCAAATCCGTATTCAATAAGTACGGCATTGACCCTTCAAGCGTTGGTATCAAGTTCGAAGAAGAAACTGCAGCGGCTGAAGCTCCGGCAACGGAAGTAAAGTTTGCAGTAGAAGGCACTTTGGCTGATGGTACTAAAATTTATTCTACCGCTGATGAGTGGGTAGTAGGTGTGGACATCTACACTCAAGATGCTGAAGGTAATCCAGTGCCGGTTCCTGCAGGCGAGTATTTGCTTGAAGACGGTGTTACCAAAGTCTATGTAGACGAAGGTGGCCTTATTTCTGAAATCGAGCGTGAAGAACAATCCACTGAAATGAGCAGCGAAGACCTCGTTGCTGTAATTGGTCAATTGTCTGAGCGTATCGCTGCATTAGAAACTGAAAAAACAGAGCTTGCTGCTGCAATCGAAACTGCAAAGAATGAGACCGCATCTGTAAAGGCTGAACTCGCTTCAGTTAAAAAAGCCCCTGCTGTACCTTCAGTTAAGTCACAAGAATTTAAGAAAAACGCTGCGCCTGTTGTTGCATCGAATGGTAACTCATTCAGCGACTTCATGGAAACATTGCGTGCTAAAAAAGTAAATTAATTCACCTCATAAATTTTAATTAAAAATGCCAACAACAACTTCACTCACCACCACCTATGCAGGTGAATTAGCTGGTGAAATCGTAGCAAAGGCTTTGTTGTCAAACGTATCTGCACAGTACGTGACAATGAAGCCAAACGTACCTTACAAATCAGTAGTACGTAAAATTGATGACACTGTAACATTTGCCGCAGGCACTTGTGATTTCACGCCAACAGGCACGATCACTTTGACTGAGCGCATCTTGACTCTTGAAGAGTTCCAAGTTCAACGTCAAATCTGTAAGAAGGATTTCTTCATTGACTGGACTACTGCTGACGTAATGAGCGGACGTGTAAACACACAAATCCAAGATGCAATCATTGGCCGTTTGGTTGGTGGTATTGCTGCCGCTAATGAAAGAATTATGTGGGGCGGTGTTAACGCAACAGCTGGTGAATACGATGGTTTCGAAACTTTGATCAAGGCTGCAGGTTCAAACGCTGTATCTGCAGGTTCAGGTGCTATCAACGCTGGTAACATCATCGCTACCATTTGGGACATCATCAACACTACCAACGCTGCCGTTAAGGGTGCTGCTGAAAAGCCTGCATTGTACATGGGTCAAGCTGCATGGGAAGCTTACATGGAGGCGCAAATAGCTGCCGGCAATGGATGGTACTTGACAGGTGGTCCAGAGGTTAACCGTCGTTTTGTAGGAATGTACGATATCTACGTTTGTCCGGGTATGACTGCAAACAATATCATCTTCGCACAGCCTAGCAACTTGATGCTCGGTACATGGCAAGAGAACCAAATGAACGAAGTGTTCATCTTGGATATGCAAAATTTGGATGGATCACAGAACGTACGTTACGGTGCACGTTTCTACTTGGGCGCACAGATTGCGGTTGGTGAAGACATCACCTACTGGGGAGCATAATTAATAACTAAGGGGGTGTAACAGCCCCCTTTTAAAACTATATAAAACATGGCTTGTGAATTAACCACAGGATTTACCCTCGGATGCCTTGAAGGTATCGGAGGTGTTAAAGAAGTATTGATTGCTAACTACACTCTAGCGGGTGGTGCTGATTTTATGTCGGGCGTAACTTATGATGCTGTAACAGGTGAAGTAAATGCTTTGCCAACTGCAACTATCTATCGTTACGTTCCATTCCGTAACTCAGGTTCTTACATTGAAACCGTAAACAAAAACCTTGAAACAGGTACTTTGTTTTTCTCACAGGAAGTTGGATGGACTTTTGGTAAGTTGAACCAAGAAATGCGCAACGAGTTTTTAAATGTTGCAAAGGCTAAAATGATTGTGTTTGTTCGTACTAATGATGACCAAATCTTGTTGGTGGGTGCAACTGAAGGTTCACAGCTTACAGCTGGTACCGTTCAATCAGGTGCGCAAAAGGCGGATTTGATGGGTTATCAAGTTACAACTACTGCAGAAAACCTTACACCTGCTGTTCACCTTGAGCCTTTCAATCCACTTACTGAAGTGCCATTTGAAAACTTTCCGACTATTACTGTAAGCCCTGCTTACTAAGAATTGTTTTCCGTTTGTGTTCTTGTTGTATTGTAAAGGGGCAGGTTTTTACTTGCCCCTTTTTAAATAAAGTCAATGATCTATCTCCAAACAAATACAGCTGACCAACAAGTGTTTCTATCACTTGACGAGGCAAGACAATACTTTGCCACACCATTCACTCACTATTTGATGCTGCTAATACACGAAGAAAACAGCACTACGGGTGAACAACTAGCACAGGTTGCCACCATTATTGCCGAGAATACAAGAATTACGGAACTTGAAATTACAACCGTTGGCCTTACCTTAGCAGGCAGATATAGGTATGAAGTATATGGTCAAAATTCTAGTAGCAATATTAACCCGGCAGCTGGTGTTGTTATTGGTTTGGTGGAGCGTGGATATGCTGTATTGAATCAAAACACACAATGGTTCGACGTACCTGTTATAACCATACCAAATGATATAATCTATGAACCATAACGAATCAAATATAGTATCGCTAAAGCTTAGTGAATACGTAGCTAAAAGTGATGCAGAGAAAGTAGACCGCAAAGGGTGGGTTAACTACGGAGATGCAAATGATTTTCCGCAATACCTACGTGACCTATCACACGAATCACCCGTGCATGGTAGTTTGGTTGTAGCTATTGGTGACATGGTAGCGGGTAAAGGCATCCAGTCTGAACAATATCAAGCCGAACTTGATGCACTTAACGTAGACACTTTAACCTATGCATGTGCAAAGGATTTAAAGTTGTTTGGCGGTTTCTTTATTGAAGTGATTTGGAGCAATGACAGGACGGTTATATCAAAGCTAAACCCTATACCATTTGAAGAATGCCGCATTGCGGTTAATCAAGATGATGAAAGTGAAATAGGTATTTTTCACAGCTACGATTGGGGCAACATTCGCAAAAAGAAAAACACACCCGAGTTCATTCCGAAATACAACTACCTCACACGTAATGAAGAACCGCGCCAAATCTATTGGTGCTTTACATATACCGGCAGTGATACCTATCCTCGCCCCGATTATTGGTCTGCTATCAACTACATTGAGTTAGATAAGCAGATTTCTATATTCCATATCAACCAAATTTCAAACGGTCTATTCCCTTCAACCATTATTAACTTCTACAACGGGCAGGCAACGCCTGAGCAGAAGCAACAAATGATGATGGACTGGGAGAATAAGATGTCGGGCGCACGTAATGCAGGCAAGGTGGTTATGTTCTTTAACGAACGTGACCAACCTAAGACCGAGATTACTCCATTCCCCGTAAACGATGCGGACAAGCAGTACCAATTGATGGACAATACTGCCACGCAAAAGATTATTACAGCACACCGTGTTACAACTCCGCTGCTTTTCGGTATCCGTGACACTGGGGGTGGTTTCGGTTCGAACAAAGACGAAATGGCTGTTGGTCTTGAGATATTCAACAAGCAGGTAATTGAGCCTTATCAAGCAATGATAAACAAAAGCATCGAGGAACTATTGAGTAAGCAGTTGCCGGGTGTTAGTTTTGAGATTGTACCTAATACCCCCTTAGTGATTGAGCAAGTAGCAACGGCAAACGTGAATGAAACGGTTGTTGAAGCTGCGCCTGCATCATTAAATACAGAGCAAATTACGTCAATAGTTCAAACGGTACTTTCTGCTGCATTGCCACACTTGATGGGCGAAAAAAAAAAAGATGATAGCACAGTAGGTGATGCACTTATTGCATTAGGCGAAGACTGGAAAGAAGAATGGATTTTGATTGATGCGTACAACGCAGATGAGGAAATAGAACACGAGTTTGCGGTGCGCACAGGTGCGGCAAGACCAGCGGCAAAGAGTGAGCAAGATGCCATTATCGATGGTAAATACTTTATTACTCGTTACGTTTACGCAGGTGACTTTAGGCATGATAATATGCGCCCATTCTGCAAGAAGATGCTTGAGGCGGGCAAGCTATACCGCAAAGAAGACATTGTTTCGATGGAAAATGTAGCGGTTAATCCCGGATGGGGGCCGAACGGTGTAGACACCTATGACATTTGGTTCTACAAAGGCGGCGGTAACTGTCAACACTTTTGGGAAAAGCGTGTGTATGTAGACGCAAAGGGCGCGAAGATTAATCCTAATGACCCAGACGCAAAGCGTATAGCTGTGGCAATGGCTGAACGCATGGGATATAAGGTGCGTAATGACCAACGTGTAGCAAAATTGCCTGTTGACCAAGATAACAACGGCTTCTTACCAACCAATCCAATCTACGGAGATCAATAATCACAACTATGGCAGAAGTACTTTTAATAAGCGAAAACTACATTAAGAAATACACCACTGTAAACGGTAGTGTTGACCCAAATCTTATGTATCCGTCCGTGTATTTGGCACAGGATAAATGGGTGCTACCTTTCTTGGGTACGGACTTGATGAACAAGATTAAAAACGATGTAGCAAACAACACGATTGCGGGCAACTATCAAATCTTGCTTGAAGATTATGTGCAACGTGCGCTGCTTTGGTGGGTAATGGTTGACCTTACGCCGTCACTTTGCTACCGCATGGACAATGGCACTATTGTGCAGCGTCAATCTGAAGACACAACACCCGTATCCGATGCCGTTATGAAGGATATGATTGACCGTGCTAGGCAGAATGCGGAACACTATACCACATTGCTCGTCGATTACCTGTGCGCAAACGCTTCATTGTTTCCTGAATACTCAACAGCGCAGTGGCCTGACCGTAGCGCACGCACTGACGTGACCAATACGCTCAACTACCAATTCAGCACGGGCAACACGGCAACTTCATTCCGTCCTACCTACTCACGTAACATCATTAACAGAATACCATGAGTGAAAAAAAGACACTGAAACAAGATTACACCGAAC